CAGTGGATCCTAGGCATTTTTGGTTGCGCTAATAGAAAGTCTTGCATAGTGAGACTTACAACTATGGGGCAAATTATAACATTCTTTCAGGAAGTGCCACACATCATTGAAGAGGTGATGAACATTGTGYTGATCACCTTGTCCATACTGGCTCTCCTGAAGGGCATCTACAATGTTGCCAGCTGCGGAATAATAGGGCTTCTCACCTTCTTGTTCCTCTGTGGGAGATCCTGCTCTCTCATGTTCAAAGGCAATTATGAACTGAAACATTTAGAACTGGATATGAGTATGTTGAACTCGACAATGCCCCTCTCTTGTTCMAAAAACMACTCTCACCATTACATTCAGGTGTCCAATGTGACTGGGTTAGAGTTAACTCTTACAAACACCAGCATAATTGGTCATAAGTTTTGTAACTTGTCAGATGCACACAAGAAGAACTTATATGACCACTCCATGATGGCAATAATCTCAACATTCCATTTGAGTATTCCTAACTTCAACCAATACGAAGCAATGAGTTGTGACTTCAATGGCGGGAAAATAAGTGTGCAGTACAACCTCAGTCATGGAACAGACAATGCTGCAAGGGACCATTGTGGCTCAGTTGCAAATGGTATACTTGACACCTTTCAAAGGATGCACTGGTGTTCAGCATGTGAATACAACGTGTACATGCCCGGAGCCAGGTGTATAACAACCCCGTATCAATACCTCCTTATTCAAAACACAACCTGGGAGGACCATTGTCAGATGTCAAGGCCATCGCCAATTGGTTACCTCTCTCTCTTGGCTCAAAGAACAAGGCAAATATATATTTCAAGAAGATTACTTGGAACCTTCACTTGGACCCTATCTGACTCAACAGGTAATGACCTCCCAGGGGGGTATTGTCTCCAACGATGGATGCTAATTGAAGCTGAATTAAAATGCTTTGGGAATACTGCTGTAGCAAAATGCAATCAACAGCATGATGRGGAATTCTGTGATATGTTAAGGCTTTTTGATTTTAACAATGAAGCAATCAAAAGATTGAAAGCAGATGCTGAAAAGAGCATCAATCTGATAACCAAGGCTGTTAATTCTTTAATCAATGACCAGCTCAYAATGAAAAATCATCTTAGAGACATCATGGGGATTCCTTACTGTAATTATTCCAAGTTTTGGTATCTGAATGACACAAGAACTGGCAAAACATCGCTGCCGAAATGTTGGATGGTCACAAATGGCAGCTACCTGAATGAGTCACACTTCTCATCAGAGATTGAACAAGAAGCTGACAACATGATCACAGAAATGTTGAGGAAGGAATATGAAAAAAGACAAGGCACAACACCACTTGGGCTAGTGGATATATTTGTCTTTTCAACATCCTTTTATCTGATAAGTGTGTTCTTACATCTGATTAAGATACCCACTCATAGACACATAGTCGGAAAACCATGCCCAAAACCCCACAGACTGAACCACATGGGTGTATGCAGTTGCGGGTTATACAAGCAGCCCGGAGTTCCTACCAAGTGGAAGAGATAGACCCACGAGGCCCCCGTGACCCACCACCTCATGTGAGGTGGTGGGTCACGGGGGCATTCCGTCTACAGAATGACTCTTGGTGCAGATGTTCTAAACACAAGATCTCTACTTAGGACAGGTCTTGGGGTGTTGATGTCCACGCTGTTCTTAATGGCAGATTCGAACATTAGGCAGTCTAGCAGTGCACAGTGTGGAGTAATCTCTTCCTTGCCCCCTCGTTTCTTCTTCTCAACCACTATGCCAGTGTGCATTGAACAAAGACCTTTGTATTCATCCCAAATCTGGTGCTCAAATTTTCTAGAGTCAGCCTTCTGCATTGAAACATCAATTAGTTTGATGTCTCTTCTTCCTTGTGAATCCAAAAGCTTCTTGATGTCATCGGCTCCCTGACACGTGAGGACCATGTTTCTAGGGAGGTTTTCCAAAACAGCACTAGTCAGTCCTGGTTGAGTGGAAAAAAGATCCTGAATGTCTATCCCATGTGAGTATTTTGCATCTTGCCTAAACTGTTTGATGTCGGTTGGCTCTCTGTAAAAGTGAACGTAACTACCACTCAATGGCTGATAAATGGCTATTTCCACTGGGTCTTCTGGCCTTCCCTCAATATCAATCCAAGTCTTTGCATTTGGGTCAAGTTGCATCATTGAATCCTTCAGCTCCATCATCTGAGAGTAGGTCAGCCCTGCACTCAAGCCCAATGCCCCGGCAGCCTTGTTGGAGGGGGGAGGAGGGAGGGTCTTGCTGTCTGCGATTGGAGCATTACCACTCAGATCAACTTGAGTGTTGTCCCAGGCCCTGCCCATGATCGAGGTCCTGGATGCAATGTATGGCCAACCCTCACCTGAGAGACAAACCTTATATAGGATATTCTCGTAGGGGTTTCTGTCACCCGGGGTGTCTGAAATAAACATCCCAATGGATCTCTTTACTTTCAGGATGGATTTGAGGATGTTATCCATGTTTTTTGGAGTTACCCTGATGGTTTCTAACATGTTCCCACCATCCAAAAGGCTTGCACCTGCTTTCACTGCAGCATTTAGACTGAAGTTGTATCCTGAAATGTTGATGGCACTCTTCTTGCCATCAATGAGACCCAAGACAGGATGAGTTTGAGTCAGTTTGTCCAGGTCAGAGAGGTTGGGGTACTTTGCTGTGTAGACCAACCCTAAGTCCGTCAATGCTTTGACCACATCATTAAGATCTTCCTGGCCTTGTTTGCATAGACAGGCAAGTGTTAGGCTTGGTATTGTTCCAAACTGATTGTTGAGAAGATCGGGGTTCTTTACATCCCAAACTCTAACAATCCCATCTCCGTTCCCAATGGAGGTTCTGCCACCATTCATTCCGACCAATTGTAACAGGGCCTTCCTTTGGTCTAACTGTTGTTGTGTCAAATTTCCCAGATAGACACCCCCAGTGAGGGGCCTCTCAGTTCTCCTCACTTTGGCTTTCAGCCTGTCTAAGTCTGCTGCAAGAACCAGCAAGTCATCTGAGGTCAGGGAACCAACTTTAAGAATGCTCTTTTGCTGCACAGATTTCAATTCCACAAGATTGTTGACAGCCTGATTCAGATCTCTGAGCCTTTTCAGGTCTGAATCATCTCTTTTCTCCTTCCTCATCAGCCTTTGAATGTTGTTGACTTCGGAGAAGTCTAGGCCATGTAGGAGTGACTGAGCATCCTTTATCACCTGAACACGCGTGTTGGTGCAATACCCAGACAGTTCTCTTCTCAGGGACTGTGTCCATAAGAAGGACTTGACCTCTTTTGAATTGCTCATGGTTGTGTTTCCCAATAAGCGCAGCCAATTTCGC